TGTTGAATTTGACGCTAAAAGCACCTTGACTAAAAGTTCAGGTGAAGTTTCTGCCCACACCTTGTCAGGCGGTAAATCTTATTTCAAATATGAATTGGAAAAAGAAACAACCGCAATGACTTGGCGTACTATTCCTTCAACTGAAAACGGAACTGTTTTCTACGAAGCAGAAGTAAACGCCCGTTTGCACAAAGTGACCACCGCACAGCGTAACGAAATCAAATTGCTGGCTCAAAACAGAATGCTTCTCATTGTAAAAGATGCAGAAGACAATTACTGGCTGCTTGGCGGTGACTACGGAGTTCAACTGAACCAATCGGAAACGAATTTTGGTCAGGCGTTTGGCGACTTCAAAGGCCATGTGCTGAACTTTTTGCACAAAGAAACTGATTTACCTTTGAAAGTTCAAAGCGCAGTTGTAACTTCGCTGGGCATTTCTTAAATCCCTCCAATCTTTCAGCAAAAGAGGTCATCCGTTTGGGTGGCCTTTTTTGTTACATGGTTAGGGTAGTTTTGCCGGAAATTTGTAACAGAGTAGGGGTAATTTGTTCCGCTTTATTTTTGGTACATTTATAAGTGTGCTATACATCACAAAGGCAGCTGCAAATACTTTAATCATAACCGGGCGCGAAAAGGTGACAATCACTTCGCCCGTTTATCTTTTGGTGTTTGACAGCCAAACTACGCAGGAGCAAAAGGCGTTTATCGTTGCCGACAGCAGCACACACCCGGCAAGGTATCAGCAGTTCACCTTTACAGAGGGCAGCACCGCACAAAAGACGCTGGCAATCGGAACACACTATTGGCGTTTATTCGCCCAAACAAGCGCGGTTAATATCGACCCAGACCTTGCCAACGAAGAAATCGACCGGGGCGTGGCATACTGCCAAACCTCACACGGGGTATTTAACGACAATGAAGTCAACACAACCATTAAACAGCACCACATCGGATGAGTTTTGAGATTTTAAAGATAAATTTCGCAGAAAGCAAGCTGCCAAAATTCAAAGAGCAGAAGCAAAAGGGGTTTATCACCTACGGAGAAAAGAACGATTTTCCTGAAACCTTGCTTGAATTCTACAAACGCAGCCCAAAACACGGGGCTATTTTGAAACAGAAAGCCCGATTTGTTGCTGGCAGCGAATGCGTAATTGAGGGCAACGAAGCCGCATTGAAGATGTTGGACTTTGTGAACCCATACGAGGGGCTGCATGATTTAAAAGGCAAACTGGCACTTGATTATGAGTTGTTCAATGGCTTTTGTTTTGAGGTTCACTACAACAAATTAGGCGAAATTTCAAAGCTGTACCACCTTGATTTTAGCCGGGTGCGTACGAACGACCACACGGAGTATTTTTATGCGTTAGATTGGCAGAAAGTAAAGACCGAGGAAATCAAAACTTATCCGGCTTTTAATCCTGAAAAGGCGCAACCATTTTCTGTTCAGCTTTACTACCATAGACAATACGATGCCGGGCTTGGCGTTTACCCTTTGCCCCCCTATATCCACGGGTTGCAGTATATTGAAATCGATGTTGAGATAGCCAACTTTCACAACAACAACATTCGCAACGGGTTCAGCAACGGAACATTGGTGCAGTTGTTCAAAGGCGAACCAACCCCGGAACAAGCCCGGAAATTTGAACGCAAGTTTAAGGACCGGACCACCGGAACAGACAATGCCGGGGGTTTAATCATTCAGTTCAATGATAATAATGAAAAGCCCGCTGAAATTAGCCAAATTCAGCCCTCGGATTTAGACAAACAATTCCTGCAACTAAATGAAGCCGTAAACGCGGAAATCTTTACGGCTCACAACTTCCCCCCTATCCTTATGGGGCAAAAAGCAGACGGGCAACTTGGCGCAAGAAACGAGTTAATCGAAGCCTATGAGGTGTTTCATAAATCCTATGTGAACCAAAGACAAGCACAACTTGACAGATGCCTTGAATATGTGGCAAATTTGGTTTATCCCGGCGTTAAATTAAGCACGCAGGACAGCGAATTTATCGGGGTTGATTACATCGGATTGTATCAGGTCGGGATTGTCACTAAAAACGAAGCCCGTGAAGCGTTGGGCTTTGAGCCAATAGCAGAACCAACCCCTGCCCCCGTTGCCGCACAATTTAACGAGGTAACCAAGTGGTTAGTTACCGATTTGGAAGTTTTTGCACAATTTGGCGAAAGTGCTGAAACATTTGCAGAGTTGACATTTGAAGAATTAACAAATGACGAACTTAAAGTGCTGGCAATCATTGAGGACAACCCCAAAGCAAACATTCAGGAATTGAGCAAAGGCACAGACATAAGTGAAAAAGAAGTGGTGAAAATACTGCGCGTTTTGCAGGATGCTGGAAAAATTGAATGGACAAATCGGGCTATAAAAATTACAGACATCGGGCGTGGTGACATTGGCGACAGCGGGGGAGTGCCTAAAATTGAATTGAGGTACAAATACGATTTAGACCCTAACGCACCACCGTTACAGCCCGGTGGCGAAAGCCGTGAGTTCTGCAAGGAAATGATGAAGATGAACAGGCTTTACACCCGTGCCGAAATCGACCAGCTGACGCAGATTTTGGGCTACGATGTATGGAAGCGCAGGGGCGGTTGGTACACCGTGCCTGAAAGTTCGCCACCCATTCACATTCCTTCATGCCGGCATCTTTGGAAACAAGTTTATGTAAGGAGAAACAACAATGGCTAATTTCGCTTTTTTTGTAAGTGAGCAGGATGTGAAGAAAAACACCCCTATCGATGAAAATGTCGATAGCAAAATTCTTCAAACTGCCATGCGTACAGCGCAGGATATTTACATTCGTGACATTATCGGTTCAGGACTTTATGACAAGATTTGTGACGATATAAACGGGGCAGGACTGGCAGGCAATTACCTGACATTGGTAAACAAATACATCGCGCCTTGCCTTTATCACTACATCGTGACTGAAAGTATGTTGCCGATGACATTCAAAATGATGAACAAATCGGTAATGACACGGGGTAGCGATAATTCAAACCCGGTGGACATTGACCAGCTGACACGAATTGAACGCGAATATCAGCACAAGGCAGAGTATTACGCCCAAAGGTTGCGCGATTACCTCATGGAAAACAACACACTTTTCCCCTTATACCTAAATCCGGGCAGCGGCATTGACACAATTAACCCACATCAGCAGGATATGCTGGGCGGTTTTTATTTGGGTAGCGGTCCAGAAGATTGCTTCCTTAATTACGATTTCCCCAAATGAGCAAAGTCCGCGAAAAGAACGAAAAAAAAGCCTTAATCTACTTTCAAAAGTATGGTAACGATAAACCAACTATTAAACGCCCTTACAACAGCGGGAGAAAATCACAAGCAGATTAAGGCGGTAGTTACCAACCTTGATTACAATGTTGCCACAACTGGCGACACCCTTTACCCGTTAATGCGGATATTCCCCGACGGATCACAAATCGACATGGATAGGGTTGTTTTCAGGTTTGCCGTTGCCGTAATGGATCGTCACCGCGAGGATTTTTCGGACGCAGTTGAACGCATAAGCGATATGCATCAGGTTTTGTTGGACATTTACAGCACATTAAGGTACATTTATCGCAATGACAGCGCAGGAATTTGGAAATTAGAAGACAGCGCAACACCTTTTTACGATGACAAAACAGACATCGTGGCAGGGCTGGCAAGTGTGCTGACCTTCACCGCTTCAAATACCCGTGATTTCTGCGATGTACCTTCAAACGATTACAGCTTTCCGGGGCTTGATTTGTCCGGGCTTGTGGTGATTGACGGGGGCTTTTACAATTCAGCATTTAGTAACACAATTAATGGCGGAATAGCGTGAGTTACATAACTATAAAATTAAGACGCGGCACGGCAGCGCAATGGACAGCACAAAACCCGGTTCTTGCCGAGGGCGAAATTGGACTTGAAACCGACACCCGGAAATTCAAAGCAGGTGACGGAACAACCGCATGGACGGGGCTACAATATTACGGTGGTTCAGGCGGTGGCGCATCCACATTCATAACCCTTTCCGATGTTCCGCAAAGTTACACCGGGCAGGGCGGCAAACTTGTACGGGTAAAAGCCGATGCAAGTGGATTGGAATTTTTTACGCTGACCATTTCGTCCGGTGATGTCACAACCGCATTAGGTTTCACCCCTGAAAATGTCGCAAACAAATCGACATCGGTTACAACTGACCAAGCCAGCAATACTAAATATCCAAGTGTAAAAGCCGTTTATGATTGGGCGGTGGCTACATTCACCACCACGGCAGCGGTTGCAAGTCAAATCACAACGGCATTAAGTGGCTACGCCACGCAGGCGTTTGTTACTTCGCAGGGGTATATTACCAATGTCATCACGGCTTTGGGTTACACCCCCGAAAATCAGGCGAATAAAAAAACAACGCTGTCCGATAATTCAGACACTTTTTACCCCTCACAAAAGGCGGTTAAAACGGCTGTTGATGCAAAGCAAGACACGCTGGTATCAGGCACGAACATTAAGACAATAAACGGCAACTCTGTGTTGGGCGGTGGCGACATCGTTATCAGCGCAGGGGCAGACATATTAGAAATTCAAGTATTCAGTTAAAATGGCAACATTCACAAAAATATTACTATCGGGCAGCACGGGTGGCAGACCGATTAAGGTAGCTGCATCAGGCAGCACCGGCACAACAATTCACACCACGCAGGCGAGCAGCGGAGTAACGGACGAGGTATGGCTTTATGCAACAAATACAAGCGCATCAACTGTCACATTAACCATCGAATATGGTGGAACTTCAAATCCAGATGACCAAATAATTGTAGGAGTACCTTCAAAATCAGGTTTAAGCCTTGTTTTGCCGGGTTTGGTGTTGACGGGTGATGGAACAACCGGGCGCACAATTCGCGCATTTGCTGGCACAACCAATGTTATTAATCTTATTGGCTACATTAACCGCATTGCTTAATGGCTAATAGTAGATTAGGGCTACGCACAAGGCCGGGATTGGTTCGTACATATACCGAGGGCGCACTTGGTGGCGACCCGGATGCTGTGGCGTTTTTAAATGCTGCCAACATTACAAATGCAACCATAATTACAGCGATTAATGAATTAGTTGTTGCATTAAAGGATTACGGAATTTGGACAAAAATGAAATCAATTTACCCATTTGTGGGAGGTTCTGCAAGTTCACATCGCTGGAATTTAAAAGATGCGCGTGATTTGGACGCAGCGTATAGATTGGTTTTTTCAGGCGGTTGGACACACGCATCAACCGGGGCAACACCAAACGGCACAACCGGATATGCAGATACTTTTTTAACATTGTCCGCAGCTGGGGGATTTAACAATATGCACATGAGTTACTATTCTCGCACTAATAATGCGGGTAGTGGCTCTTTTAAGGTTGAAATGGGTAGAGGGGATGGAAGTGGAGGTTCTTACGCAAATTTGTATTTAAGAGGTGACGGTTCAAATACTTTCGGCGGTGGTTTAGGAAGTAACAGTGCGAACTCTACAAATACAAATAGCGCGTGTTTTGGCATGATTTCAGCAACCAGCAGCACAAGTTTAAAATCGTATAAAAACGGAGTAGTTGACACCACAAACACAAGTACACAAACAAACACCGCATCAACTACATTGTCAATTTTTATCGGTTCACAAGGTAATTCAAGTATTGCAACAAACTTTACGGATAGAGAGTGCGCGTTTGCATCTATTGGTGACGGGCTAAATGATACCGAAGCCGCTAATTTATATACCGCTGTTCAAGCATTTCAAACAACATTAGGCAGGCAGATATGATTTTAATGTGGAAATTCCCGAGTGGTATCAACATTGACGAGGTGCGCCAATTAAGGGGCAAAGATGGCAGCTATTTAAATCCGGTTGAGGATGCGAACGGTAATTGGGTGGTGTCTGACGAGGAATATTGCGCCCAAGAATTTCAATATTTAAAGCGCGAGTTCCCTCACATTTGGGCGACAATGGAACGCATTGAGTATAACCCTAAACAACAGCCAATGCCATGAGAAACGAAGCTGAAACAATCGCAGGCAGTTGGCTTTTATGGCTGGCAGGGGTAGCAGCAAAGTTGTTGCCGATAGTTCAATTCCTTTCATTCACGGCTGCATTGATTTTGTCTTGCATCGGCATTTACAAGTTCTTCAAAAATGGCAAAAAATAAAGAGGTAATCAAATGGAAACCGAAAACAAGAAAGAAGCTGGGGCGGCATACGAAGCACCAGAACAAACACCGCAGGCAGAAGCCAAGCGTGGGGCAAGGGTGAGATTGAAATCCTATTTTGAACCAACGCCTAAACGCTTCCGGGTGTTAGGGGATAGCATCGCAGCGGCTTCGCTGTTTTTGGCAGGGTTAAATATTGACAATCCCAAAACTATGCTGATTATTGGAATTTCCGGTGCGGTCGGTAAATTTGTGACAAACTTCTTTGCTGAATGAGATTAATTGTAATTGTCATTGGCCTTTGCATCCTGACCGGGGCAATGGTAAACACCTGCAACAAAATAGAAGATTATCACAGCGACATGGGATTGCTTAGAAAAGTGGACAGCCTGAATAAATTGTCCGTACAAATCAAAAAGAACGCGGATAGTTTACAGACGATTTGCGACAGCTTAAAGGCAAAGCGCGATAGCAAGGTCAGGATAATTGAGAAAATGCGGGAAATCCGCTTAAATGACACTCTGTGGGCGAAGATTGAAGACACTACCAAAATCACAATGCTATTAACCGAGGTTGATAGCCTTTGGCGTGTGGTGGATGCCGACACCGAGTTAATCAGATTGCAGAAAAAAGGCATTGATTTGAGGGATAGCAACATTGCTGTGTTGGAAACTGCCAACAATGACCTTCAAATTGTTGTGAAAAATCATCAAAATGCACTTTTGAATGCACAAAAAAAGCATAAATTGCACAAGCGGATGGTCAAAATTGCGGCATTGTCCGGGCTTGGAGTTGGGTTAATCATTAAAAAATGAGAAGATTACAAGAGATTTTGAACGCCAACGGGGCGCAACTGGTAGTTGATGGGCTTGTCGGTAGCCGCACACTTGCCGCCCTGCACTTGTTCGTAAAGGCAAACATCGAAAAGCGCAAATGGTTAATGCCAAAAGACGGGTTGGTGTGGATTAGAACCGATGCGAACCTGACAAATACTTTCGATGACTTCGTGGCGGTTTACAAATCAGGTTTGCCGGTAATGGCTTTGCCTTGCTCAACAACTGCCGGGCATTATTCTTTGTTCAATCCGATTACCTACGGGGGAATTACCGGAACAGCGATTGCCCTTGAACAGCAGATAATCGGCTCACATCAATTCGTCACCGCTGCGAATTGGAAATTCCTATGGCTCAATGCGCCTTACTTTATGCAGGTGCTACCTATTACCATTTACCGGGACGGCAACAAAGATTTAAGGCTTGACCGGGTAAACAAACAATTTGGGCTTTTCGGTATTAACTTTCACCGGGGCGGTGCAGCCGCATTCATTAACGGCTGGTCTGCTGGATGTTTAGTTGTTCAGGATGCCAACTGGTTTGAGGTTTGCAAACACTTCTACAACGGGCAGCGCATTGACCTGACCTTGTTTGAAATTTAGCTCCCCTTGTGAGGTTCGAACTCACATCTCCCTGCCTTTTGGTACTTTCGCGCCGAGCCTTACAGCCTACTTACCGGAATACACAGAGGTCTTGCCTATTAGACGAAAGGGGTTTTTGCACATTGCATTAGTTTCTGTCTTACCTTTTCAATCGGGATTAAAGCCATAAATATCTGGTCGCCAGTTGCAATGCAGGTAATTGGCAACTCCCGGGTGCTGCGGACATCTTCCATGACATAGTTCACACTCCAAATTTCCATAATCATTGTCGGGGCTTCGCGCAAGTCCGGCTGGATGCCCATTTCTTCAAGGGCTTCCCCGTGTTCGTCTTCGCAAAGAACTTCCAATATTAACGGCCTAAACAGCATCAGTATATTTTGCCCTGAATGATGCGGTAATTTTCGACCATAAAGTGGCCTGATTTCAATACCTCAACAATTGCGCCCCCGTGATTTTGCCGGGTGTAGCCGTAGGGATTATATTCGGGAGTAAGAGTGCAATGACAGCCGATTGAAAAGCAAACAATTTGGTCGCGTTTCAGGTTGTTTTCGTGATGCGTAGATGTTTGGTGGTGGTGTCCTATCAGCAGCGAAGATTTAGCCCTTAAAAACGCACCGCGTGCAGGGTTAACCGGGGCAGAAATTCCCTTTTGCAATTCGTGTCCGTGCAGGATGTCAAGTTTACCCGCCCGGATGCGTTCCCGGAAAACTACTTTGATACCGAATTTTTTAAGTTGCAACTGATCTTCGAGTGCAATCCCTTCGAGGTCAGCAATCGCCCGGGCGTTGGTAAGCAGAAAAGTCCGCATCCGTTCTTCGTGATTGCCGAACTTGTAAATAATTGGAATGTCACCAAACTGTTCACGCAGCAGGGTAAAAAAGTTCCGCGTCATTTCAAGTTCTTCACGGATAGACGGGCGACCTACCTCACGAATAAACCTGCTCACTTCGTACATATCAATGATGTCACCGTTCAGGATTATGCCATCAACATTTTGCGATTTGAAATACTCCAATGAAGCGGTCACCGCCGCTGCATCATGTTCAGGAAAATGCACATCGGACATCACACCCCATACGCCCGGCTTCAAAATCGTGTCTTTATATTCCGGCAGCTTCGTGTAAAGTTTAAGTTTCCGCATCCCTTCTTCGATTGTGGATTTCTGCACAAATTCGGGGATGGGGTGAGAGCCGGCAACCTTCGCCCCGGTCAATACCCTTACCATGCTACGGGCTGCCTGAACATTGGGGAACAAGCCGTGATTTTCGTTGTAAATTAACCTTGCCAGCGTTTGCTTTGGCATGGTTAGCTGGTTGTTTTCGTCGCTGTACTTTCGCAAATACTTTTCAACGATGTCTTTTTTCAGCATTATAGATAAATGTACCAAAAAAAAAGGGGGAACAAAACCCCCAT